CCATCCATTATATCATTTATTATTAACTTATTATCAAGAAAATAATCCCAATCAAAATCAATCCAAATCTAAACCTATGCCTGTACCCACACCCACACCCACACCCACACCCACACAATCAAAATCTAAACCTACCCAAACAAATAAATTTATAACAGTTGAATTAATAAAAGAATTTGTAGATTTATATCCAAAACAAATAAATTTTTCGAATTTTCAAAATAGAACACCAATTTATTATATTGGAGAAGAAAATGATATTAATATGATGAAATTTTTTGTAAAAAATAATGCGGATTTGAATCATTTATCTCCATTAGGATACAATAATTTTTGTCATAATATAGTTAAACATTCTAATTTAGAGATGGTGGAATATATATTAAGTTTGGATATGAATTTTAATCATATAGATTCTAATAATGAGACACCAATATTTAATCTATTACGAAATAGTTATTTTTTCCCAAATAATAATTTATCAATAGAAATAAAAAAAAACCAGATAAAAATAATATCAAAATTACTTGAAAAAACTGATAATTGGAATTTGCAAAATATATATGGACAAACTATTATTCATCATTTATGTTTTAGACCCGATATAAAATCTTTTTATGATTTATTATCTACTAAATATTTTGATCCTAATATAAGAAATAAAGTAGGTTCGTCAGTGATTGATATTCTTAATAAAACTTTTCTTGATAAAAAAAAAACTCAAGCCGAAATAAAATTAGAAATAGAACAATTCAAGGAATTAATTGTCGATAACTATATTAAAACATTATCCGAAACTCAATCTATTGAAATTCCTAATAATATTAAAACAAATTGTTTAGATTATAATTTTAATGATCCTAATAAAAAGAAAACCGCATGTTGGTCCACTACAATGAATAGTTTATCTAAACCAGCATTAACCGATATTGACAAACTATCTAAAAATTATAGAGATATAATTTTTGATGATCATCAATTTGCTCATTATAATTTATACAATGCACGAGATTATGATTTATATTATTATTATATAATACTAATTTTAAAACATGATAATTTAGGGGTTCCATTAAATGATACATTTGATCCAAATTCAACTTCTAAATTAACATTTATTGATCCAAAAACTATATCAGATATTGATAATCTAAATTATTTTCAAATATTGGTATCTAATACTATTAAATATTCATCATTATATCCATTAAATATTTATTGGTTAAATTCAACAAATTATATGATGCCATATAATTTAGTTCAGAGTGTAAAAAATGCAATCAATATGGGAAAGGAATATATCATAATACGAATTAATATAATTGGACAAATCCTACATGCAAATATTTTATTAATAGATACAGTAAATAGCAGGATAATTAGATTTGAACCACAAGGAGGTATTAACAAGGATAATATGAATATTTTAGATGATAAAATATTTGCCGAATTTATCAAGGATGAATTTTTTAAATCATATAAATATTTTAAACCAACTGATTATGAACCAATAAATGGTCTACAAAGTTTATCTCAAGAAACAGAACCATTTAATGTTAGAAAAGGTGATATTAATGGATTTTGTGTGGCATGGTGTTTATGGTTTGTTGAATTTTATATTCAAAATTCAAATAATAAGTTGCTATCAAATTCTAATTTCAAATTGCTAATTTCTAAATTAATAAAAAAATTAATAAATAGTGGTCATTTAATTTCAGAATATATTCGTAATTATGCAAATTATATGCACCAAAAGTTGGTTACATATCTTATTAATAAAAAATTCCCATACAATAATATTTATTATGATAAATATACTACGCAAGAATTAGATAATTTATACTTATTTGCATCTGAAACTTTAAATGATTTACAAAATTAAATCTTGTTTTTTAATCTTTATTAAGATTGAGTTTAGATTTATCATAATCATTAAAATTAAGTTCAAATATTTTATCTTTGATTAATGGATCTTCATAAATTGCATAATTTGAAATAAATAATTCATTATAATCTGGTTCAAAACCTTCAAAAAATTTAAATAATAATAAATCACAAGAACCATTAATTAATTGTTCAGAATCAGGACTTGATTCTAACCATAGTAATTTTGATTTATGAAAATTATTATTTGTATTTATTAGATAAGTATAGTACATATTTTTTTTAATAATATTTAATAGATATTTATTAAATATTTATTTTTTCAATTTATTATTTTGGATCCAAATTAATCTATTTCCTATTCTCATCGATAGATTTTATTTTATCTGGACTATGTTTAAGTTTATCTACAAACAATGGATCTAATATTATATTAAAAGTCTCCTTGCTAGATATACATGCACCTTCTAATGTATTATGATATGGATGAACCCATTCACCAGCTAAAATTAAATTATAATCGGACCAAAAATTTGTTTTGATAGGTTTAGTATTTATATGGAAACCGTTTGCCCAATGACAAAATACAAAATCTTTTATTGGAGGAAGATTTAAGCCACTAATATTTCTTAATAGCTTGTTGAGGATTTCAATCGTTTTGCTTTTTTCAGTTTTATAATTAGTTCCAGAATCAGAATTTGTTAATAAATTATATAATAAATCAGCTTTTGATCCATATACATATGATATTGATAAAACTTTTTCTGAAATTGGACAAATGTTTGTAAATATAGATTGTGTTTGTATAAGATCATTTAATTTAATATAATCTAATACTGATTTTTCATGTTGTGTAAATATTTTGATAGATTCAAATGATCTAATATTAAATATAGAGTTTAGAATAGGTTTTGGTAAGTTTAATCTAATATTCTGAATAGTAGAATTCGTTGCCAATATTAGTTTATCAGCATTAATATATACATCATTAATCATGAGTAGATAAGAATTAGTCAAGGGCATATATGTGATTTCTTGAACCATATGATTCAGATTTAGTTTTTCTTGAACTAATGTGGCTAATTTATCAGTTATAAGTTGTGCCCCTTCATTTATTTTGATATATTTGTTCATAGTACAATTAAATTTAGTAGGTATCTTATTCAAGCACTGATAATGATTAGTTAATTTAAGATCAAAAAATAGAAATTTCATATAATCAGATATTTCATTTTGTAGAAGATCTTCTGCTAAAAAAATATGTGATTTAAAAAAATTAAATTCACTAATTGTTAATATGCTCTGGAAATAAATATAGGCAGACATATTTGATGGCAAGGGTTTTGTTTGTTTGTATATATTGAGTATTTTTTTTAGGAGTTGATTAAATTTTTCTTCGGATAAGTTTTCTACTAGGGATAATAACTTGCGACCATTTATTGTGTCTGATTTGATTTTTAGAAACTTTAATAAATTAATAAGATTGAAATGATGTGGTTGTATTATTTCGGACCCACATTCAATATTAGTATTAAAAATATTAATTGTGTTTACTTTTCCTCCTGGTCTAGATGATTTTTCATAGATTTCAAAATCGATATTTAAACTCTTTAACATTGATGCTAAATATAGACCAGTTAAACCGGCTCCAATTATAACTATTTTCATCTATTTGATTTATATATTTTAATCCAAGATAAATAAATAAAATATGATATTGTATTTGATTTATTTATTTTAATTTAGTAATTTATATCATATTTTTTATATAATATATTTTTATAATACGCAAATGGCACCAACGAGTAAAGACATTGCTAATTTACACAACCAAATAAAAATTATTGATTCAAGAAACACAAACCAAGATACGACTTTAGCTAGTATTAGTGAAGAAATTTCAGATATTCAAGTTAAAAATACAAACCAAGATACGACTTTAGCTAGTATTAGTAAAGAAATTTCAGATATTCAAGTTAAAAATACAAACCAAGATACGACTTTAGCTAATATTAGTAAAGATATTTCAGATATTAAAGTTAAAAACACAAACCAAGATACAACTTTAGCTAATATTAGTAAAGATATTTCAGATATTAAAGTTAAAAACACAAACCAAGATACAACTTTAGCTAATATTAGTAAAGATATTCCAACCAATTTTGATATAGCTAAATTTAAATACTTAGTTGAAACATCTCTAGTGTTTGATGGGTTAACAATTTCGTTTGTAAATCCATCTGATCCCTATCCTATTGGAATAATATTTGATGGAATATTTAATGGTACGCAAATTGAGGCAGCTGGTAGAGGTAAATATAAATATACATTTCCTACTAGTGCTGAAAATTGGGCTGGATTTGCGAATCAAAACACATCATTATATCCTTTTTCATTTCCTTTTGGAGGAAAAATAGATTTTGAGGCCTATGTCCTTGATGATGTATCGATAAAATTTAAATTTGAAAAGTTACCATATCCTAATACTGAACCATCTTTTTACACAGAAACAAAATTAATTACATCAAGTAATCGTAAATATACGATTGACATTTCGCATCAATCAAATAATACATTTAGCTCATTTTTATTATTTCTAATAACTAGAAATAAATCTATTATATTATCAAAAGTTATTGTTACAGCATATGATCCTTTAGGAATAATGTTTGATGGAGTATTTGGTAATGCGCAATTTGAGGGAGTTGGTATAGATACATATAAATACACATTTCCTACTAGTGCAGAAGTTTGGGCTGGATTTGCGAATCAAAACACATCATTATATCCTTTTTCATTTCCTTTTGGAGGAAGAATAGATTTTGTGGCTGATGTCTCTGAAAATGTAGAAATAAAATTTAAATTTGAAAAGTTACCATATCCTAATACTGAACCATCTTTTTACACAGAAACAAAATTAATTACATCAAAAAATCGTAAATATACGATTGACATTTTGCCTCAATCAAATAAAACATTTAGCTCATTTTTATTATATCTAATAACCAGAGATAAACCTATTATATTATCAAAAGTTTTTGTTACAGCATATGAAGCTGATCCTAATTTTATCGATATAGATAGTATAGTTAAAGATTTTTCATTTTTTGGATTAGATTGGGTTTATGAAGTAGGGCCAATAGGTTCATGGTCAAATAATGAAAAACAAGCTTATACAAAAGATCAAGTAGAAATTAGTAATAACAGTTTAAAAATAAAAATACAAAGACAAGCTGATAATACAATTAATTCAAGTAGAATTGTTAGTTTTTACACCAATAATGACTTAACTTTAGAACGAAATTATTCTATTAAAATTACTTTTATGGCAAAAATGCCTAAATCATATGATGTTAATGGTAATATATTAGATCCAGAAACAGTTCCCTTATGGCCAGCTTTATGGTTAATGGGACAAGAATTTTGGACTAAAAAAGAGACCTGGCCTTCTTGTGGAGAAATAGATGTATTAGAATGGACACCAACAGCATCAACTAATATAGGTACTTTTACTCAAAAAAGTGTTTTTAATGCTTTACATTATGCTGGTGGTGAATCAATTAAAAATTTATATGAATCAGTTGTTGATTTAATTGATAATTTTAACAATTATTCTACAAAATTATATAGATATTCAAATGATGTAGGTAATAAAATTGAATTTTATTTTAATGATATTCTAATTAAATCACATATTCTTACATCAAATCAAGATGAATTAGTTATTAGTAATTATGGTAATAAAAAATTTGGATTGATAATGAATATTGCATACCAGGGAGATTTTACCTCAAATATAGATAACATTGCATTTAATAATGCAACCATGGAGATAAGTAATATTTCCATTGAAAAGAACAGAATTGAATAAATCAAAATCAAAATCAAAATCAAAATCAAAATCAAAATCAAAATCAAAATCAAAATCAAAATCAAAATCAAAATCAAAATCAAAATCTAAATCAAAATCTAAATCAAATCTAAATCAAAATCAAAATCATTATCTAAAATAAATTGTCATCTGTATCAATCATCATCAGAAAAAATATTACAAAGTCGTCTACGTTTATATACGACACGAACGTTTTCGTCATCTTCTTCGGCTACTGGTGTGACTACTGGTACGGCTACTGGTACAGCTACTGGTACGGCTACTGGTGCGACTACTTGTACGGCTACTGGTACGGCTACTGGTGCGACTACTTGTACTACTACTCCAACATTGCGAATGAAGCCACTGATAAAGTTACCACGATTGCTGATGAATTCCCAATATGGTTTTATGTAATAGTTTACAAGCTGGCCGAGATGACCATTCCTAGTCATACCTCTAACACAAAGACTAAGCATTAGATTATCAAATGGAGCATAGTAATGCAACAGCTTGACAAATTTTTCATGCCCAAAGTTATTAACACTCTGACCAATCGAGCAGAAATTGAAGTAGATGAAAGTCTCACCAGGATTAGATAAATAATCTGCTAGATTGAGAATATTGTCGCTAATAGCATGTGTGTTGTTGGGGAAAAATAATTCATGCC